TTGATGTCGGTCACCTCATCCACTTCACGTGGCTTTTTCCATTCAACGCCGTCCTCCGGCACATAGCCGGTATAACTCAGGCTTCCAAACCCGATCTGATAACTGGTCCCTTTCTGCGTCGGTGTATCGCTCATCAGTCATGCTCCTTTTCGTTACTGGTTATTGATCCACACATCGAGATTCATTCCGTTGGTCGAGGCCTGCGCATTAATCGCGTTCGTCGGATGCAGCGGACCGAGAAAGAAATACCCCGGCCGCAGCCGCAAGGTCAGGCTCACGTCCACATATTCGCCGCTGTTGGTAGAAAGCATTCGAAAAAGCGCCCAGCCGTTGCTCGATACGTCCGAGACAACCGTGATCGCCTCGCTGTTGGTACCGATCTGCTGAATATGCCAGTCGGACCCGGACGCCCCCTGGTCGAAATCGACATTGTTGATCACGCGTTCGCCTTCAAAATAGCCGTTCTCGACCTTCAGCTTTGCGGTAGCGGTGATTTCATCCGCTGCATGCGCCGCCAGCAGTATCACAAAAAGAAACATAAATACCGCGCCGCACACCGCCGCCCCTGCCGTTATCTGCTTTCTCGCCTTCATCAGTCCTCCAATATGGCCGGCGCAAACCACAGTACGCCGGAGTAGGGTGTCACTATCAGTTGATCGAACAATACGAATTCTTCCTCACTCACGCCCGGAGTCCACGTGTGAACCGTGATTTCCTGTGCCCCCAGGTTGTCCAGCGCCTCGTCAAGGTTCGTCCGAAAAAGGCAATCCTCAATCGCGCTGCACCGCGCCGCGTGAATATCCCGGTCCAGGTCCGCCACCGGAGAAACGATATAAAAATCAATGTCAAGAAACAGGTTGCCGCTGGGGTCACCGATCTCCGCATCACCGGTTTCGTATTCCGGCCGCGCGGCACCGGCCATTATTTCCAGCCGCGGGCTTGCAAGGTCGGCATTGGATAGGCCCTTGTAAATCGTCACGCCCGACACCGCATCGCCGCCGTAGGCCAGTACCACAGATTCAAAAGCATTTTCGGCGCGCCGCCGTGCTTCTCTGTAGAAAATATCAGCCATGCTTAAGCCTTTGCCCTCATCCGGTTAAAAATCGCGATCGTATCTTTGATCTTGAAATCCAAAAGCCGAGCCAAGTATCGATCCGTCTTGATCGCGGCAATTCGCATCCCGCCTTTTTTGTAAAAACGGTTGGCCCACTTGACGCGGTTGACGCTCTCGGCCCAGCCCCCGCCGTCTTTGCGAACCCGGTCGCGAGTCGTCCCCGGGGCCTGCATGTGTTTGGCCACATAACCCGGCACCCGCCCCCCGCCGAACCGAATCACGCCCGGCATCCATCCAGCCTGCATGAAGCCGATGCGGCGCGCCATAGCAGCACTCAGCTTGCGGAACTGCTGCGCATCGATTACGGGCCGGTCCATTGCTCCGCTGCGTCCGTACTCTGGAGCCACTCGCCCCGTGCGCGGATGCTGGGCACGGTTGTGATGCGCAAGCATGCCGTCTATCTCCAGTCGGTTGATACCTGTCAGCTTGCCCTGCTCCGGCTTGAGCACCGTAAACGCTCGCCGCAAATCGTTTTCAATCGCCCGGCGCATGATCTGCCGGACAGTCCCGCCGAATGCTTTGCCGCTTGGGAAAGGGCTTTTGATCAGCTGTAACGTGAAGTATCCACAAGCAATCCGCAGCACCTCGCCGGCGTTGACGCCAACCAGCTTCGCAAACGCCTTGGTCTGCCGCCGAAAGTCTTTCTTGTCTACATGGATGCCGCTTCGCCGTGTGCTCATAGCTTCACCGCCAGTCGTAGTCGCACGCCGACATTTGCCTCGTCAGGAATCGACTGCTCCACCACGCATTCAATCCCGTCCACCGTCACGGTTGCGCGTTCACCAGGCAACGTGTTATCAGTGAAGTCTGCCACTGTGCCGAACCACTCCGCCGTCCGCCGGTCGCTGTTTCCAATCACCGCCACATCGTCCGCGTCCTGAAACTCCGTGCGCGTGCCGTAGACCGTCTGCGCACCCCATACCAGCGTTGCACGGAAGGTGTTGCTTTCCCCCGTGCTGATCCAGTCCAGGTCGGTCGACATGAGGCTTGTAAGGGTCATTGTGAAAAAGCGGGTCGGCCCAATCAGACCGACCCGCGTATCCTTCACACGTTGGTCGGTTAATTCGCCGTAAACGAGGTGACAACACCATTGACGATCGTGATGTCAAAATTCGTCACTGCGGCTTCGGTCACATCCAGCAACGCCGCCGCCATTGTGTTGGTCTGAATTACGCCGTCATCAATGGATGCCACACCACCCGACCACGAGACGTCCCCATGATCCGCGTCCGCCATCTCGGCAGCCGCAACCACGTCGGCATCCAGACTCACAACACCCGATGCAACACTCACGTCACCAAGGTCCGCATCCGCCAGCTCGGCAGCCGCAACCGTGTCGGCATCCAGCGACGCAACGCCTGAGGCATACGTAAAGTCGCCGTGGTCGCCATCGTCGATCTGCTGGGCATCAATCCCCTGGAACGGCGCATTGATCCATACCTGCTTCTGAGCCCGCGTGCTGCTCGCCGTGCTGGCCTCAACCGCGATCCCGATATAGGTGCCCGCGCTCGCCGTATCAGTCACGCCGGTAATGGCGCTGGACCAGTACAGCTTCTCGCCGACGGTGATCGTGTCGTTGGTCGCAACGTACAGATCCCACACCCCGTCACACTGAACCGTCCCGGTTTCACCGCTCGCCAGGTCAACGAGGGCAATGCCGTAAACGTCGCCCAGGTCGATCACATCACCGCTTGAGATTGTGCTGGCTGCGGTGTACTGCACCCGCCCCGCGTCCCGCACAAAATCATCCGCGCCGAAGGCAACGCCGCCCAATGCCAGAAAGGCAACCAGCGCCGTCAGCGTAATTCCTGCCATCCATGTTCGTTTCATTTCTCCATCTCCCGTCTTGCTTGTTCTCAATGAGGGCCGGGCAGGCGTTCACCCGCCCGGCCGCTTACCTCGCCCCTGTCGGCTTTACGCCCCGTTCTCCTTCACCGCTCCGCGGTAGTCAATTGCGCCTGCGACGCAATCCAGCCGCACTTTGAACACGCGACCGTCCGCGGAGGTACCGGTGTTCACGACCTCTTCCTGGTACGGGCTTTCATTCCCGTTCAGGAAACCGACTTCAATCACCGGGCTTTCCTGCGGATCCGCAAACCCGTAGGTGGCCGTGGTGGAGTAGCCGGTAATCAAGCTGTTTTCAAGCAGCTGATTCGGCACCAGCGTGATGTCCAAATCCTGCAAAGGATTGGCGTCGCGGTTGGTGTCCGCCCAGTTGCTCGAACGCAGCGCTGCGGCGTGATACATGTAGGTGCTCGGTCCGCACAGCACCACCTTGAGCCCGCTGTTGAGGTACATGCTGACCTCGTCGGACAGGTCGCTGTGCTGCATCGCGCTCTGGAGCATCAGCAGTTCCCACAGCTGCTGGAGACAACTCCGCGCCTTGTCCACGTCGCTCGCGTTGTTGGCGGCGGCCGCGTTGTAGTTGCTGTGAGAGGTGTCGAACAGGCTTACCCCGTCCGCCATCGTCGGGTTGCTCAGCAGCACCTGCACAGCCAGGATCTCCGGCTTGAATGCCGCCCGGCGTCCCAGCGTGAAGGGCACTTGTGTGAACGCATTGACATCGTCATTGATCATCATCTGACGCGTCATATTCCAAACCTTGCCGTACGTCTTGAGCGTGATGTTTTCCCGCTGCTCGCTAAACTTGGTGTGGTTGTAGCCCTCACCTTCAGCGATCTCTTCCAGGTCCCCGGCTTCCGACAGCTTCAGGCGACTGTGCGCCTTGAAGTCGTTGAGGTTGCCTTTCTTGCACCACAAACGCCACGTGACGCGGGCGCTTTTGGCACCGGCCAGCATCTCTTTGTGAGCAACGTTCGCCAGGATGTACGGAAAGTCATCCGTGCTGGTCGAGATCGTTTCCTGCGCGCGCGACAGCTGAAACTCGGTGATCCGCGGGGATCCGAACAGAGTTTCGCTGATCAACTGATCACGGCCCGCCGGAATCGGGAGGCCCTTGCGCCGCCTGCACTCACGCGCCAGCTCGATCAAGCTCAGTCCCGCCAGGTCATCGCCGCCGGCTTCCCGCTCTTCCTTGGTCAGGTCGCGACCGGCCCGCAGCCGCAGACTGTTGCAGCATGCTTCGCGGAAGCTCTGAATCCCGTCCTTGGTCACAGTTGCCCGACCGACCGGCTGGTTCTGCCCGCGCTCGGTGATCGCCTCAAGCACGAACTCCCGGGCCTGCTCGACCGTTGCGCCGTTATCAACCAGCGCGTCCACGTTCACGCTGTGCTTCTTGCCCAGCTCGCGGATCGTTTTGCAGCGATCGCGCTCGGCCCGCATGTGCGACTCAAAGTCAAACGCCTGCCCGCCCTGCGGCTCCTGCGCGGCCCGCTGCCCGCCATCGGTGGCCTGCGGCTCCTGCTTGCGCTGCGCCGGCTCCTGCGGCTCCTGCTTGCCATCGGATTCCTGTTTGCGTTCCTCGCTGCCGATCGGGTTATCCCCGCTCGTCAGTCGCTGAAACGTCGCTTCGTCCACTTCGACCACGTCGCCCGCCCGGTGCTCAACGCCTGTTGCGTCTGTCCACGCACGCGACAACTTCACCTTCCGCTTCATCTCGCCTCCTGTGCGGGACATTCCCGCGTTTACCGATCGCCCCACGCCGACGGAAGGATCTGCCGGCACGGGAGTGTGAGAGCTTTCCAGCGCCTGCCACTCGGCAGCCACCCATCGGCCCTCGTCCGTTCCTCTGATTTCCCGGTAGTTCGTATTTTCCCCTTCGAGCCACACCCACTTTTTCACCAGGAACCCAACGCTGATCCCCCGCAGCGTGCGGTCCACCAGAACCTCATGCTTCGCTTTGTTGGCGACGTCCGTACTGCCAAAGCGTTCCTCGCAATACCCTTTCTGGTTGCTGATCCATACCCGCACCGGCACGCCGGTAATCAGGTTGGGGTTGTGGTTGTAGAGGATCGACCCGACTGCCATCATGCGCGACAGGTCCGCATCCTCGGGATGATGACTCAGGATCTCTTCTTCGCCCCACCAGTTGAGGCAAGGCGTTTCGCTGGAGAAACTGAACGTCACGGTGTCGGTTTCGGCGCTTTCCGCCCGCTCACCTTTCGGCCCGGGGATCACATCGCCGATCGGAAACACCGCCGCCTGGTTGCCGGTCCGCACGTCCGGGGAGGTCAACCGCAGCTCAAACCCGCCCCCTTCGATCTCGCGGATGTTCCGCACCTTGTCGCCAAACCGCTCCGCGCACCGCTGCCTGAATCGTTCAAATGCCGTCATGTTTACTCCTGCTCTTTGCCTGCCAACTCCGCCTGCATCTCCGCATCCGCGGGATCGATGGCCAGAACCTCAGCCGCCGCGCCAAAACCGCGGTTGTCCAAAACCATCGCCGCAAGCTCCATCGGCAGTTCCATTTCCTTGATCATGTCCAGAGTCTTTTTCAGTTCCCGCAGCCGTTCACGATTGATCTTGCCCTGCTTTTGCAGTTGCAGCTTCCAGTCACGCCCCATAAACGAACACTCATCATCCAGCGTGGTAATGCCTTCCTGCATGGACTTGGCCGCCGCATTGACTTCCTGCAACGGGTTAATGCCGCGGCTCCACCCGCCCGGCTTCCACTCATGCCGCTGCCAGAATTTCGGATCCGCCTCATACGTCGGGGCCCGTACTTCGCCGGACAACACTGCAACATCCATCCACTTGCGAAAGATCGGCGTCAGCGCTTTGCGGGCAAACGTATTCATTAGCGGACGGAAGCCCTGGAAGTCCTGGTTTTCAGCCTGCCGACCCCCGGCAAAGCTTGTGCCTTTGGTGTCCCGCGTCAGCGCCGTATAGCTCATCCCCGTTGCGGCGCCCGCGCTGATCGCCATCTTTTGGTTGCGCACAAACATCTCGTAAGTGTTCTCGGGGCTGGTCGGATTAAACGACTTCATGTCGTAACCTTCCGGCAGATGGCCGATAATGCCGGATTGCAGATTGGCGATCACGTTGCCGTCCGCATCCGTCGGGAAGCCGGTTGCAGTTTCCGAAGTGTCCGAAGCGTCGCTGTCCGAGAGAAAACTGGATCCGCCTTCGCCGCCGATCACGAACACGCTCATCAGCGCCGCGATTTTGTTGCGGATGATCTGCGCATCCTCGTACTGGTTGAGCTGATAAAACTTGTTCATGACGGCATGCAGAAACGGAACCCCGCGCACCTGCCGGGGAACGAGGCGCTTGTAGCAGTGGATCATTTCTTCGGCGGGAATCCGCACGCTTTCCAGCCGCGTTGCATACGCCGGGTTGCGGTCGTAGCTCACATGCACCCAGTAAGCTACCGGCTTCCAGGAACGCTGGTCGAGTTCGACTCCCATCAGGATCGGGTTATGATTGGCGGGGTTCTCCGTCGCGGTGGTGTCCAGCTGATCCGGGTTGATCAACTCCAGCACCAACGGCACGTTCGAATCCACCGTCCGATCGATGACCAGGTGAATCAGGATCTCACCGTCAATCACCCAGTTGCGGAAAAAGATTTCCTGCGCATCGTAAAACGAATCGGGCGAGCTCACCGGCGCATCGATCGAGACATCATCCCCCCACAGCCGAAAACGGTCCTCCACGTAATCGTTGAACGCCTCACGCTCAACCAGCCGATACGTCCCGTCAACCTGCTCCGGCGTCGCCACCGCCATAGACAGATCGAACCCGACCCCCACGCAGTAGTTGAGCATTGTATTCACGAAGGCCGCGCCCTGCGCGTCGTTGAAAGCTAACCACCGGCTGCGCTTGCGCATGACGGACAGTTCACTGGTCAGCGCCGTGTTGATGTCCGTTGTCGATGGGCTCCACGAATCATTGTGCCGGTTGGAGTCGCTGGCAGTAAACAGACTGCGAGTCTCAGCCCTCAGCGCCCGCAGCGCCTGCTGCATCTTCAGGTCATGCGGCCGGCCGTGCAGCGTCAACTCATGCCCGCGGGGGCCGTACAGCACCACGTCATTCTGTTTGCCGCTCATACGCTTTGCTCCTAACCGCTTGTCGGCATCACCCTTGCCAGTTGGAAAAAGCCCGTCCGCCGGTACTTCGTGAGCATTGCTTCGACTTCTCGAAACGCGGACAGCGCACCGTCTCGCGTCGAATAGCTGAACGAACGCCCGCCCACTGAATAACTGGCGACCCGGAACTTCGGACCCGTGTCCGTTGCCAGGTCGTCAAGGATCGCGTCCCGGATTGCCTCCAGCTTCGTCACAATCTCAGCGTTCGTGTAACCCATCAACGCACCTCCAAAAAAAGGCGAGGGGACCGGTAATGCAATCGCGGTCACCATATATGAGCCAATGGTTTTCACCGGCTGCTTGTATCGATTTCGGTATCGCTACACGGCCCCTTGTCAAAAAATCCAGGCAACAAAAAAAGCGACAGGTGCGTGTGCACACCCATCGCTTAATCACTGCTTCAGAGCAGTACCGGCTGGCCATCCGGCGCTGCCTGGTTCAAATGTCAAAAATCAAAGCACAACTCCTACTGACGCCGCCATCGTCCCCTGCCAATCGCAAAAAGTCAACTCTGCCTACTCCAACGGTTGGAGTGTTTTTTCACACCACAATTCCCATAGCCCCCGCCACCATCCGCACAATCCCAGCCGGACGAACTCAGCGAGCGGTACATCGATCGCGTCGGCGCACTCGCGGGCGCGGCGGTGTAGATCGCGACTGATTCTGAAGTTTGCGAAGTGGTGATTTATTCACAACACCGCCGCCGCAATCCGCTTCCCCAATCCATTCCGCCCCACCGGGCGCCCCTCACACCCCTCGATCCGCAGCCGCCCCCACTGCCCGTCAATTCCTTCCTCCTGTCGAGCCCTGATAATCGTCATCGGTCGGTGTGAGTCACGGATTGTAATCTCAATCACCCGCGTTTCCCGCGGCTCCGGCTGCTCCTTCGAATGCACGCGTTCCCACCGCACCCTTGCAGCGTGCCGTGCGCGTGCGGATCTCCTGTGTGCGCTCGCATTCCATTTCCTCCAGTGTCGCATTCCGTTACATCCCCCGTTACAACTTTGTCAGACCATGCTCGGTTAGTGATCAACTTTCGACTATTGCCTTGTTCTGCCTACGCTTGCAGGCGTTGGCCTCGTGGTACGCCACGTTGTTGACAGCCGCGCCGCAGTGGCGACAAACACCACGCCCGCCCAT